ATGCACTTGATGCAATATGGAAAGAAGATTTTTATGGCGACTATTTTGAACATTTGGAAAGAGAAAAGGAGAATCGTATGTCAGCAAAAGATGTTGAGTTTGGCAAATTCAAGAAAGATGTCAATCGAATACTTGTAAGCATGTGTGGTTTAGGTTGTGATGATCTACCTGACGCCACTTGGTATGATTATTTTGACTGTGAACTTTCTCCGATGGATGCTATTGAGTGTGCTATCTCAGATAGTTGGTGGGACATTCCTGGTATGGAAGAACAATACAACTGGTACATGAGCAAAGTCTGATGGAATTTAAGATGTTTCATGTAGGACAACTGGTAGTTAGCAAACACGGCGTGGCTCGTATTATTAAAATTGAGATCACAAACGAGCATGATCGAAAATATGGTTACGAAGTACAAAGTGTCCCTGCTAACTGTTCGTTTGTAGTTGATATGGATAATGGTCACTGGTCGTATGGATTTGATATAAAAGCATGGGAGGAAGAAAATGTCTAATGTAATATATGTGGATTTTACACCAAAGGTAGAAGAACCAGAACTTATCATTGATTATGATTTGTTTAACGAGCACGAGTGGCCTAATATTGAGATTTCTTACGATGCGATGACTCCCGAAGACTTTCCACCTCCCCGTTTAGTTAAGACACTACTTGGATGGGAAGTTTCAGTTTTTGATTCTGTAGATCGGGAATGGGTTATATTACCAGAGTACTATGAGACTGAGTGTTCTGCACTAACTGCGGCAGAAGCCATGCTCCTTGCCATTGATTTTGAATTGAGTATTAACTTTGAACCAGACGAGGGATAAAAGGTTATATAGACCTGATAGAAATAAAATACACTTTAACGGCTTGATAACTAAGGAGGAACCTATGGGCGAAGCTGATGATCTTGCTGCAAGACTTAGCACTACCTTGTCAGAACTTAGAGATGTGATGCAACAGCGTAAAGACCGAATCGAAGAACTACGTAATCAGATCACTATAATTGAGAATCAAAATGAGGACTTGGAAAGAACTATTCAAGAGTTGATTAATGACTTCTAAGTGTCTCCATTGCGGTTATACAGGCGGGATATGGAGAATTGGTTTATGCAATGACTGCTTTGACCTTAAAGAAGATGGTGTACCTTTGGCTGTCTCGCAACATTCTCCATATCCTGAAGAAAATGATTATTTTTGGGCTAATAATCTTCCAACCGCAGAAGACTTTTAGTTGCTAAATCAACGTAAATTTGTTATTATTAACAGAATCAAAAAATAGGAGATGCTGATGACATACGAAGGTAGCGATATCAAAGACGCTTGGGGTCGCCCAATCGGTCTACGCATAAAAAACGGTAAAATTATGAATGAACCAAATTTTGACATTGAAGCAATTCGTGCTAAAATTAATGGTTATCAAGTTAAACAACCTTGGACTATTGCCAAGGAAAAGGCTAGAGAGGAAGCACGTGGAAAGAGACGCTAATGAACGATTTTTTAGAAGGGTTCGAAGCCGTCTGTTGGGTGTTCTTTTGGTTTTTCGTAGTGATATTTCTCTTAGCATCGTGTGTAGTGTAAAATGATAACACTATATTTCAGATCAATAGATGACCCAGATGGTTGGACTGAGGAGTTTGAGACTGCTGAAGAGGCGGTCTCACACTTTTTATATCAAATGGGTAATCCTTATGATATTGGTGGCTCTTATGCCGTCAATACATATGGTGATGTCACCTGTACTCTTGATGGAGCAACGTGGGAGGAATTAGGTCTTGCTTAGTCCAGAACAACTGCTTTTCTATACTGCTGCTATCTTTGTTGCCATCTTAATTACTACTTGGTGGAATAACCTAAAGTGACACAGATAGAACTGTACGAAAAAAGACTGGATTCTGTAACTCGATTGATTGAGACGCTTGAAGAAGGCACTTGGGCGCAACGATACTGGATTGGAGTGTATGCCAGTTTATTAAACACACTCAATAGAATTATACACCATAAAGGAAATGATGATGCTAATAACTTTTATAGCTACAATCTCAGCTCTATTCGCCTTCAATGAATCAGAGTTTATTACCACTTCAAAAAAACAGATGTCAGAAGGATATGAATGGACACGTCTTGATTCTTGTCGTCCAGCTACTACTGATCCTTCAATCAAACTCAACGATGACTTAGTTTGCTTTGCTTTGGAAAAAACTGATGACCAGTAAAAAACGTAAGAACATCTATGATTTGTCAGATGATATGCGTGAAATTGTGGGCAAGCCACAGTTTACAAAGTCTGTGATGTATACCTACAATCAAAAGACTAATACTTTTCATTTCTACACTTACCTTGGTGGACGTGAAATTGTCCCTATTGGAGTATTTTCTCCAGTGCTTACACATGACATTCCGTATGATCCACAGCATCTTTGCGAAACCATTGCTGATGCAATGAGTTATGACGACGGTATGTCTTATGATATTGAAGGATTCAAAGACTAATAAATGTTTGAAACTATTGCGGTATTTATAGCAGCAGTAGCTGCTGGAATACTCGGAGGATTGTTACCTGGAGTCGGCGCACTAGTTGTTATGATTACAGCCTTTCCAATCTTAATCCAACTTGATCCCGTAAATATAATTCTTTTCTTTGTCGTAATGGTCAGTTTAGATCAATACTTTAATAACATATCTGCGATTCTAATGGGCATGCCTGGAGTCTCTACCGCGATTCCTACTGTTATTGAGGGACATACTATGTTCAGACGAGGTGAAGGCGACAAAGCAATCATGTTTAGTGCCATATCTAGTTGGCTTTGTAGTGCTTTTGGTATTTTATTTATTCTTTTTTGTATACCAATTCTATTTTTACTGTATGAAATTTGGAATACAACTGTTCAAGCAATTATATTTGCTTTTACCTTTGTCAGTATAGTTTTATTTTCTACAAACAAGATCTGGATCAATGCACTTCTATTTGGGGTAGGTTTATTTTTAGGTTGGATAGGGTACGATGAGTCATATAATACACACAACCTGACGTTCAATTGGCCTCCTATCTATGAGGGACTACCTGTTATGTGCGTGATTGTGTCTATGTTTGTTTTTCCGAAATTTATGAATAATTACTTAACAGATAAAAGAGCCGTTGAATGGCCTATGTTATCATTATCTGGATACCTCAAGTCGTTTTCAGAGATTAAAAAGTATACTGTCACTTTACTAAGAAGCGGGTTCATTGGTAGCCTTGGAGGTTTCGTACCTGGATTAAGTTACTCAGCTAGTTCTCTTTTTTCTTATAATGTTGAGAAGTTTATTCGAGGTACAAAATATAAAGAAGGAGATACTAGATGCTTAATCGCTTCAGAGGGTTCAAACAATGCAGGAGCCTTTACTCAATTGATGCCCTTACTATTTTTAGGCATACCAATTACAGCCTCAGAAGCTCTAGTATACAATATGCTTGAAATGAAAGGCGTCCCCCTAACCATTGAATGGTTTCAAAGTACCTTTTTAATTGTCACAGTTTGTTTCTTTTTAAGTTCTACTATAGGTTTATTTGTCGCGGGTAGATACATCAATATGTTTTCATTTTTAGACGGCATTTCAGTTGGAAAATTGTATTTATTTATTGCATCTTTCCTTCTTATAATGATATGGTGTTTAGGAAATGTAACCCTGAGTGGTTGGGATAACCTAATAATAACAGGAATATTATCACTCTTTGGGTTATTATTAATGAGATTAGAAACTAGTCCTCTAATCTTTGGTTTTTTATTGCATGATACAATCTTTTTTGTATGTAAAAGATTATCCATCATGTACTTTTAATATGGAGTTAATTATATGAAAAAACTTATTTTTGCAGCAGCAGTCCTGTCTTTTGGAATTGTGTCACAAGCTTCTGCACAAGACAAAATTGACACACTAAACTTTGCACGCCCAGGCGGGTTGATGAATCGTATCGTTGATATTGTAAGTGAAACACTTGGTGACAGACACGGTGAACGAATCGATCTTAAAGGTTGTGCTGCAGCAATTGAGTATCTTAAAACAACAGATCGTCCCACAATTGCAACAGGATATCCTGATATGCAAGCTGGCGACAACAACCCATGTGCTGTTGAGCTAGAAACTTTTCATGGTTATCTAGGGGCTTCTCCTTTCTATATGTGTGTACGTGAGGAGGATAAAGAAGGAGCCATTGATCGTTTGATGAATGATAAAGTATTAGTCGGTTATGCTGATTGGTCTTGGATTCGTAAACAGTCAAACCGTCTTGTTGCTGAACTAAATTCAAATGCAAAGGCTGTACCCTACAAAAGTGCAAAACAGTATCGTGCGGCTCTTGTAGCTGGAGAGATTGACTTTATGCTTTCTACTCAAGGGAAAGATGGTGAATTTTGTCCAGTTATCTTTGCCCCAACTCTTCAAAATGATGCTGTAATCACAGGAGCAGAGCTTGCCCCTAATGGTGTAGTTGCAAAAGATTTTGCATACACTACATATTTGATTGGGGCTAACCTTCCAAACGACGGAGAGATCCAGGCTCTCACTCTTGGTTCTGAAGGTTGGGCAAATCGTACAGATACTCGCTACGAAGATTTCATGCCAGGCGCCTCTCTTGAAGAGCAATATAATCACCTTAATAACTAACACCTTTTAGGAGATCCCACAATGAACTATTTATTCATGGGATCTCCTTCTCAAAACGCTCCTTGGATTGACTACTGCATTAAAAATAGTCTAAATTTTCTTAGTTTTAATTTTGAACAACCCACTCAAGTTAGGCAATTCACTTCTTTACAAAATGTTCACAAAGCTGTGTCTGAAGTTACTAGACGTGCTATAAGTGTGACTCATAATTTACCTCTTTCAACAAACTTTTATGAATTATTACTCTTTTTGTCTACGCACAATTTTTCTCCACATTATGTTGTAAATTCTTCTGAAATACCTCTCTATGTTGACTTAGAGTATCGCTTAAACAATCATTTTAACTGTCTCACTTCATTTTGTGATAAGTCTAGAGAGTTTTTTAAATACAAATCTTATCAAGACAAAGTGTGCAAAATACTAGGTATTCCAATTATACCCGAAACTGGTGATTACCTGTGTGTAAAGCGAGATGCTAAAAATTTTGCTACTCCTAGAGATATTCCAAAAATTAGATCTGCCTCTAAATTATACAAGGCTAGGCCTGGAGAATATACCCAGGCTTGGATGTCTGTTGATTATTTACTCAATGCTAGAATATATTTTGACACACTAGGCAGACCACACTTTTTAGCAGCTTCTAAGATGTTTATTCGTAATAATCTTTGTACCTTAGTCTTTGAGCCATATCAGCCAACAAAACATGAAAATGAATTAATTCACACAAGACTGAGATTAATCAGTGAATATTTTAATGTTCGGAATCGTTATTGTCACTGGCAGTTTATGAAAGCACATGATGACGTTAATTACTACCCAATGGATTTCAATTGTCGTTATTCAGGTGATTTGCACACTCACCACGCAGATCATAAAGTGTTTGAAATGGATTACGCAAAGATACTACTCGAAAGAAGTCTATTACCACAAACTGCCTTGATTACAAAAAGCAGGGTTACTAAGTTGATGTTTCACGATCATAACTATACTGATCGAGAGGTAAGAAAAATTGTTTCTTGGGTAGCACTTGATGACGCTGCTAATCATTCATTTGTAAATGCAGATGAAGTATTTTTTGTGAGGAGAGAAGATTGACTAGACAAGTATTATTTCTTGGATCTCCGAAACAAAACTCTCCGTGGATTGCTTTTTGTATTAAAGAACAGATTCCTTTTATCAGCATATATCTTGATGAACCACCCTCACTTTCAAATTTTCCAAAAAAACTGTTCAAGGAGCTACCAGGGGAACGAGTTGCTGAACATGCTTCGTATAAACTACCTCTTGACTCAGATTTAGAATCAATTGTTCACTTTTTAAGACAGAAACAATTCACTCCTACATTCATTGTATGTACAAGTGAAGTTCCTCTATATGTTGATTTGGAGAATGAGTTGAATCAGTGGTATGATACAGATACACAAGTTTGTTCAGAGTCACTACAGTTTTTCAAATACAAATCTTATCAGGATACGGTATGTCAAAAAATAGGTATCGCAACCATTCCAAAAACAGGCGAATATGGACTGTGTGTTAAGAGAGATGCAAAAAACTTTGGTGTTGACGGAGACATTCCGAAATACAGGTCGGAACCTAGTGATTATCAACCAATAGATGGAGAGTTTACACAAGCTTGGATTGAAAAAGACTATAACCTAGGACTTAGAGTGTATGCTGATGATGTTGGTAATTGGCACTTATTAACCACTTCAAAGTATTTCTATGTAAAAGGTATTCATAGTTATTTGCTTGAGCCTTACAATCTTGATGCGTGGGAATCTGAAGTTGTGTTAACCTACTTACGAAAACTTTGCAACTATTTGACTATTCGTAACAGATTTTTACACATTGAACTGCTAAAATCAAAAGATGAGCAGAAACTTTATCACATGGATTTTAACTGTCGTCACGGAGGAGCATTACATCAACATCGTAACGATCACAAAACACTAGACATGGATTATGCAGAAACCTTACTTAAAAACAAACTACCGCCACACTCACAAATGATTTTTCGTACTCGACGATGTGATTTTTTCTTTCAAGATCATCACCATCGTCTTACTACACAGCAGATTAAACGCATTGTATTTTATGAAGATCCTGCCTTCGTAATAAGAAATAACTGGTCAAGTTGTGATAAATTTAGTATTATTAGATATAATTGAAACAAACGAGAAATCAATGGACGATTACAAAATTCAAGCTGACACTTGGTTAGAAGTAGGCTACTCTTGCATGAACACCCCCATGCTGCCCAAGTATCAGTATCATGTGTTAGACCGCTGCATTAGAGGAGCCAGCGACCTCATCTCTTGTGAAACCACTTCAGTTCATACTAACACTGCGTCATTAATTCAATGGTGTAAGCTGTGGAGTGCGGCAGCACTTGATAAATACAATGAACTATGGGATGAGCTAACAGAACACAGAAATGGCAAACCTCCTACACATCGTATGGTCTGTAATGAAAGACAGGCTAACCGTAAACGCTGGTTCACCTGCGAACACGAATATCCACTCATCATTCCAAAGAAGGGTGTGAGAGATGAAGGATGGACTCTGCAGGAGCTAAAGGATTGGATGTGGACTTATTCTAAAGTCACAATCATACTCAATGAGGAAAATGATCGTCTGTTATCATACACTACTGACATGGATCTAGCTGCAACACGTTATAAGACAGCTGGAATTGAAACCTTACAACATCCACAACACAGGGGCGACTAATGACAGGATATGAAATTATATCAGATATGCACGCAATTGCTCACAATCAAATGGATCAACTACTTGATCCTAGCAAAGGTGATGGAGGGGCAATTCGTTGTGAGCGTGGAAAATTGGTTGAAACGATTGTCCGAACCATGTGGGAAAATATAGGTTCAGACTGCCACTGCACTAATCAAAAGTATGATGTGCAAAATCGTTCAAACACTGAAACCATAAAAATGCACCTAGATGTATCACTCTTACGGGATGAAACTCTCGTTGGGATGGTAGAGTGTAAAGCCTATCTAGATCTTTGTTATCTTGAACGAGCTGCTATCAATGCAATGTATCTAAAACACACTTTATCTGTACCGATGTGTGTTGTTGCACTAGAAAACTCCGTAGCTGCAACCTCCGAAAAATTTATCTTGGATGATGGTTGGATTGATGATATATTTTATATGTGCGAGGGTAAAAGATCTTCCTCAAAACCTATGTATCGCGCACCATACTTTAAGCCGATTGATAAGTCTATGTACTTACGACTACAAACTTGGATGGAGACACTCTATGCTAATACAAGGTGATTGTATTGAACTACTTAAAACTCTAGAAGCACAGTCAGTGGACACTGTGATTTGTGATTTACCTTATGGAACCACTCAATGTAAATGGGATACTGTCATTCCTCTTGAAGCATGGTGGAAAGAAATCTGGAGAGTGTGTAAACCAAACTCGGCTGTGATCTTACATTCAGCTATGCCTTTTACTGCAACACTAGTTAATTCTCAAATCAAATGGTTTAAGTATGAATGGATTTGGGAAAAATCAAAAGCCACAAACTATCTTAACGCAAAAAAGCAACCGATGCGCGCTCATGAATCTATCTGCGTATTTTATCGTAAACCTGCTACCTATAATCCACAAATGACTCAAGGCGATCCTTATGATAAAGGAACTGCTCATCGTCCTACTGATGTTTATGGGTCTCAAAAGGCTACTACCGTAAAATCAGAAACTGGACTTCGTTATCCAAGATCGGTTCAATACTTTGTTACAGCAGAATCCGAGGGTAAGTTGCATCCCACTCAAAAACCTATTGCACTTGCAGAATATCTAGTAAAAACCTATACAAATGAAGGTGATGTTGTATTAGATCCTACTATGGGTTCTGGTACTACTTGCCTTGCAGCACAAAACCTGAATAGGCAATATATCGGATTCGAGCTAGATGAAAAATACTTTGATGTGGCAGTTGAGAGAATTGAAAACTGTTAAACATCGAAAACATAGAGGCAATATTGAAGCTTGATTTTTGTGCTATTTGCGGGTCTAAATTTGAATTACAACACCATCATCTGATTCCAAAAGTTAGAGGAGGCACAGATGATGAGACAAATATTCTCACTCTTTGTTATGAGCATCACTGTTGGTTTCATAAAGTCAAACCTAGCAAGTTCACTGAGCAAAGCAAATTGATAAAAGAGGGTTTGCGTAAAGCTGCCTTACGCGGTGTAAGACCTGGAAGAAAAAGTAATTATGCTGTCGCCTGTGCTATTCATCAATTAAGAAACCTACCTTTCAGAAAACCTCTACCCTTCAGACGAATGGGAGATGTGCTTTTTTGTGCAGGATAC